CTTGCGCTCTTTCGTAATATCTTCCGGCTTTAACATATTCGCAACCTTCGCCAAGAACCGGACGGAAGCCGAATTTTTAACGCCGTTGATAATGCCTTGATTTTGCGTATGGATCAACTGCATTGTAGGACGAAGCGCGGCGTTACTCTCTCCGAAGAAATCGTCGCTATACTGAAATTGCGTCATAACGCCGACGCGCTCGAACTCGATTGCCGCCCGCTGTCCGTTTGCGAAGGTGTATCGCAAGAAGGGCGCGCCCCTGTATTCGACAACTTCGCAACGCTGGGGAAGCAGGGGGTAATACCCCGCGATCCCGCCGTATTCATCTTCGATCGGAACAATGAACGCCGTGTTATTCACCGAAAGGATCGTCGCGATCCGGTAAATGAACTTCGACGTATCCATAAACGGATTAGGGCGGAACTGCAATACCCTTTCAAGGTTCTTGTACGCCGTCCCGCTGATTTCCGGTTTCAACTTTGAACAGAAATTCGCGAACGAATGAATAGCCGCCCGCGTAAGCTCCATTTCGTAAAGGCTTTCCGGCGCGTTCGTGAAAACGGGCGAATACCCGTTAAGCATTTTGAAGTATCCTTCCGCTTGAATATCCGAACGCGGTTTTCGGAAAATCGTTTCAAAAATTCCCATAGTTTTATCACCCCGCATTTTTCAGCATTTCGCCGATCTCGTTATAATACTTCTGCCGTACCGTCATAGCGTCGATCGCGGAAACGAAGCCGTCGATACGCGCCCGCTGTTCGATTTTTACCGGACGGAACTTCCGCGTTTCCATATTGTGCTTTAACGCGACGTTGAGGAAATGCGCTTTCAGAAGGTTATTATCCGCGATCTTGAAATTGCCGTCTTTGATTATGCCTTCAAACTCCCGAATAACGGGCGCAAGGTTTTCACCCTGCCATACGTCGTCCGTCTGGAAGCCCGCCGCCTTCAAGTCGTCGATCAGATATTGCGCGCTGTAACGGTCGTAGCCGATTTTTAGAATATAAATGCCGTACTGATCCCGAAGGGCGGAAAACCATTCGTAAACGTCCCTGTAATCGACGTGATTTTCGCCGGACAGCTTCACGATCCCTTGCTTGACGAATATATCATACGGCACGCCGTCCACCGCCTGTGCGGTTTCCAGCCTGTTCGCGGGCATAAAGAATTGTGCGAAGGCATAAAGAACGCCGCCGCGCTCAATAATCACGCTTGCGGCTGTAAGGTCTGTTGTCTGCGATAGGTCGATACCGCCCACCGCGTAACTGTCTTTGAAATCCTCCAGCTTGATTTTTTCACCCGCTCGATCGACAACGACATAATCAAGCCAAGCGACGGAAGAATTCTGCTTGATATTGCAGTATTTGCAAAGGAATTCTGCCCGCTTTGAAAGGCTCATTTCCGCGACGGCGATTTCCTCTTTGAAGAATTCCGGCGAAACGGAAACGCCCATATTCGGATTTGCCTTTTTTAGCTCTTCAAGGTCGTTCCATTTCTCCACGTCGTCGATCATATAAAGCAGGGGAAGAAGGCGGCGTTCTTTGCTTCCGCCTTTCAGAAACGCCGTAGATCGCGCCATCAATTCGTCGAAAATACCGTCGTTTTCGTATCCCGCCGTACTGATAGACAGGATCAGCGGCTGGCGGCGTGCGCCAAGCGCGGATTTCATTACTTCGTATTGCTTCAAGCCGCCGTCGCCGCGCCAAGACGCGACTTCATCGTTCACGACTAAATGCGGATTGAAGCCGTCCGATTTCTTCGCATTGAACGCCAGCGGCTTTATTGCCGTGTTGCTTTCCTCGATGTAAATATCCGAACGGCGCTTCTTCGCAAGCTCCGAAAGCTCCGGTTCTTTTTTAATCATCTGGAAGAAGTTATCGTAAACGATGTTCGCTTGCTCCAGCTTCGGCGCAAGGCAATAAATCTTTGCCCCGTATTCACCGTCAAGATATGCCATATACGCGATCACGGCGGAAGCGAAAAGCGTTTTACCGTTTTTCCGCCCGATCACAATAAACACTTCGCGGAATATCCGCACGTTATCTTCGTCAACTATCCCGAAGATCAGCGATACCGCCGCTTTCTGCCATAGCTCCAATTTCAGAAGGTCGGTTCGTCCCTCGCAATGATGGCAGAAGTTTTCGATAAAGCGAATTGCCTTGTTCGCCTTCTTTGCGTTGAAAAGAAAAAGCCCGTTTTGAAGCCCGCTAACGATGTATTCATAGATCAGCCGCACCCATTTTCCGACGACAATTTTTCCCGTCGTTATGCCGTCGTAATACTCGTAAATGTAATTTGAAAACGGCATTTTTATTCGTCCCGCAAGGCTTGCAGACGGCTTTCTTTTTTCTTTTCGGGCGGCACAAGCTCGCAAAGCTGTTTGATTATGGCGGCGTGATTTTTCGTCATAGCGATATGCGTTTTTACTGCGTCGCTCTGTTTTGTCCCGCTCTGATTTGCGCCGTTTTGGTATTCGACGGTGTAACCCTCTTCGTTAATGATTTCCTGCAACTCTTCAAGGGATACCGCCATAAATGCGGCGTTGCGGATAAGGCTTTCGACGGTCTGCAACTTGTTTTTATCCAAGTCGCGGAAAACCCGCTTTAATCGGTTTATCTCTCTCTTAATCTTTTGATCTTTCGTTAAGTCCTTCTTTGTCGCCATAATTATCACCCCTTTTCGGCGGATACCTACACCCCTTTTTCGCGTACACCCGTTATGCGCGCGCCTGCGGAGTAAAATTAACCTCCCGCCCTCGGTGTTTCACCCTCCCTAAATCCTCGGCGAATAGGGGGGAGTATCACGTTTCCGTTTTCGTCAAACGAATATCGCTTTTTCCGCTTCGATCGATGGTGTTCTTTGTTATGGCAATCTTGACAAAGCGCTTCGAGATTATCCCACGAAAGCGCAATGTATGGATCGTTTACGTTTTGCTCTGTCAAGTATGTTTTGTGATGTGCAATCTTTGCGGCGACGGGATCGTCCGGTGTAGAACAACGTTCGCACAAGTAGCCCTTTGATTGCAAGAAGGCATCACGGCAAGAACGCCAAGCGTCGCTGTTGTAGAACTGTTCTGCCCACGGCTTCATACTCGCACCTTCCTTTCCCGCGCATAATAAAAGCGCCCTTCCGGATTGCTCCGAAAAGGCGCTATTCGTGCGCTTGCGTCTTGCGTAAGAATTCATCGTAAACAGTATAGCATAGATATATTCCCCTTGCCACCCCTCGATATTGTCGCGATATTGTCATTTATTCGCCCGCCTTGCGCCTGTACGTTGCCGCACTCACCGCCGCCGCGATCCCGAATACGCATACCGCCATATCGTTTACGATCTTGTTCCGCCATCTGCACGCGGTCTTTACGCCCTTCAAAACGCCCGCTTCTTCAAGGTCGAAGGCTAATTCCTCCCACGTGTAGGGCTTGCCGCTCTCGCGCGGCTTGCCTTCGTAATCCTCGCCGAAGTAGTACATACGAACCACCGTGAATTCCTTGCGGTCGCGGTAAAGGTTTATAGCCCTCTCCAGCCGCTCGAAGCCGTACTTCGTTTCCCGATACTGCCGCCTTTTTTCTTCCCGCATTTCCTCGACAATATCGGCTTCGGTTCTCTGCTCATAAAATCCCGTGCTTTTGCTCCCCGCCGCGAAGGTCTTTCGCCCTGCGTGATATTCCACTTCGCAATAGGCTTCTTCATTAGCGACAAGCGCCGCCAGCTTCTTGTAGTTATACAAAAGCGTTTCCATAGCCTTGAAGTAATTGACATACGCGCCCGCCGTGTCTTTGTATGCTTCATACGCACCCGCGCGGGCGGCTTCGTTGATCGCTTCGCGCAACTCTTCGGAAATGCCCGTTTTTTTCTTCGCCATTTTTCAGCCCTCCGTTTTCCGCTGTAAGTAGTCGATAATCACGCTTGCGGCTTCCTGCCAGCCCTTGCAGATTGCCGCCGCGTAACCCTGTTCTAAAAGCCCGTCGATCCAGCGCACCTGTTCTTCGCTGATCCTCCCGCCGCGTTGCCGTTTAAGCTCGATATAAAGCCCGTGATTTCCGCCGCGTGCAACGGGAAGGCAAAGATCCGGAACGCCGGATTTCACGCCCTGCGCCCGAAGGCGTGCCGCCTCGATCTTGTTTCTGCTCCCGCCGTTCGGAACGTGATACAAAAGCGCCAATTCCGGAAAGCGCCCCGATTGAAGCGCCGCCCACTCGAAAAGCGCGATTTGTTCGTCCGCTTCCGTAGGAACAGGAAGGGAAGGCGTGTTATTTTTCCGCATTTTGCTTCGCCTCCCAATCGTTGAAGAAGAAAAACGGCTTCTTCTGCGCCACCGCTTCGCCGAACTCATATTTTGCGCCCCTGCTTTCCGTCCAATCCGGAAGGAAGCATACTTCGGCGCATTCGTTCAGCATTGCGCCCGCCATTCGCATATACGCTTCCCACGTGAAGCCCTCCGAAGGCAGTAACGCCGGATTGACGACAATAAAGCCGCCTTCCTCCAGCTTCTTCTGCGCTTCATAGAATTTTGAGCGGTAGAACGGATCGCCCGTAATCTTCCCCGCAAGGTAAACTGTCTTTTTCTGCATTGTTTTTCCTCCCTTCGTCAAAACAGCGTTGTTTGCGTTGCCTTTTCCTGTTCCTCCAGCAGATCAAACAGGCGGATTTGCGCTTTCTCTTCTTCAAGCCGCCTGTTCGCCGCCTCGAAATATTTTGTATTGATTTCAAAGCCCACGTAATCAAGCCCGCCGATCCGCTGGCAAGCGACAAGGGAACTTGCGCTTCCGGCGTGCGTGTCTAAAATCTTCATACCCTTTCGGGCAAACAGGGATAAAACCCATTCATACAGCTTCACGGGCTTTTGCGTAGGGTGGATCGTCCCTTCGATCTGCAATTCCACGCGGTTAAGCGTGAAAATCCGTGTCGGCGTGTCAAAGCTGGTATATGCAAGCTCACAATCAGACATTGAAAGCCCGCGTTGCCCCTTGTCCCATACAAGCCAGCCTTTATGCGCCTGTTTCAGCATCGGAACAAAGTAATTCCCGCCCCAAATGATTTGTTCACGGGATACCCGTTCAAGCTCTCGGAAATATTCTTCGGTCGGCGGCTTGTTGTCCCAGCCTTCCCGCGAATGCTCCTTCCGGTTATGCTTCGGATTTCTGCAAACGCGCTTCCGCTGTCCGTCAATCCCGATCCCGTAAGGCGGATCGACGATTGCAAGGTCGAAGAACCCGTCCGGAAATTCCTTCATTCCCTGCATACAGTCCAGATTATAAAGCCTGTTCAATTCAAGCACCGTCGATCGCCTCCTTCCTCTCTTTTTTCTCCCTCCCCTCCGCCCCTCCCGCTGGGAGGGGAACAGGCTCAAAGGAATAAACCCCGCGCCCGATCCTTTATGCACATTTCCCCAGCCTTCATTGTGGAAAAGTGCAAGCCGCCTTGATAGATTTTCTTTCCCCGTCGCCGCGCTGTTCCTATCACTCACGCTTCACCCCGTAAAGGTCAAGCGGCTTCGCCGTGCTTCGCAACCTTGACGGGCTGAACCGTTCGTGATCTCTGATAAACAGGCGACGGGGAATAAACGAAAATCTATCTTCAAGGCTTCTTCTGTGATCGAAGCTGTGCTTCGTCGCCAAACGTTACACATTTACAAGGCTTTAGAAATGCTGATCCGAAATCAGCCTTTACCGTCCTTCGCCGCTCGTTTCCGTTTGCGCTTCGGCGGCTCTAACACATACTTAAAATAAAGGTATCCATACTTCGTACTTTTCGTTTCTACTAATATATAGCCCTTCGGCGGGCGCGGCGGCTTGCTCTCCGTGTAAACCCTCTTTGCAACGGTCGGCGTTTCCCGATCCGGCTTCCGCGCGTTGCGCGTCTGCTTCCAGCGGTGTCCGCCTTGTTCCTTCGTCCAATGGTCGAAAAGGTAATTTGCAAGCCCTGTGTAATCCTGCCCGTGATCCACGCCGTCGTAATAGTTATGTTCGCGAAGGTGGTTGATCCGGACGATATTTCCGTAAATCCATTGTTTCTTGATTGCTTCTTCCGGCACGCCGTCCGAAAGCATATGCGCGTGAATTCTGTTCGTGTTCTTGCCGCGTCCTAAATAAATGAAGATCACGGCATCGGGGAAGGCGTATTTCAGCCGCCGCACGAATAGATCGCGTATCCGCTTCGCTTCCTTGAAGGTATGTACTTCGTTTTCGTCGTCCAGCGTCAGCGTGCTATATAATGAACGCGGGGAAAAGTTTTCATTTACCAGCCGCGCGTGTTTCCGTCTTGATATTCCGATCTTGTGTTGTTCTCGCTCTTCCTCTGTCTTAAAGCGCGGGCGCGGTTCAGCCTTCTTTATATCGGTAAGCCTGTCCGATACGTTGAAAACCTCCTGTTCGCACACAACGCCCGAAAAAATCCTTCTTTTTACTCTCTGCATACGTCAAGCCGCCTTCCTTTGACAAAAAGCCGCTTTCGTGCTATACTATCTAATGTATTGAATAGCCTTATACGGCAACCCCGAACGGGGAAGAACCGTCCTGTACGCCCATACAGGACGGTTCTTTTTTATTTATCCATTGTTCAGCCCGTCGCCCTGCACGAACTCTTCGCATTGCGGTTCCTCGCAAGGCTTGAAGCGCATTCCGTTTTCGCAACCTACGCACGGGGAAGGGCGCACCCCGTCCGGCGTGAAGCCCTCGCGGATCTTCTCGCATTCCTCCAGCCGCGCGCATTGATCGCACCAGCACTTCCGGCAATCGCCGATTTCCGTTTTAACGGAACGTTCCCGTTCCTCTTCGGTTTTCCGGATTTCGCGGATCGCGGTTTCCTCCAGCATAACGTCGTAAGCGTCCATACCCGCTTGAAAGCCTCGGATCAGCGCCGCAACCGCGAAGCCCAGCGCCGCGCCCGCTTCTTCAAGCGCTTCTGCGTTCAGCTTAATTTCGCTCATTCCCGCTTCTCCTTTGCATATCTGCGTTGTAGCTGTATCCGGTATTTTTCTTCGTGCCGCGCTTCCCGCAAGTGCGGAAGATCGCGACGATCACGCAATAGATAACCAAAACCGCCGCCGCAATGCAGATAATCCCGCAAAGCAGGAAAAAGGCGTTTTGCATAAATTCAAACATTGTCATTAAGTACAACCTTCTTTCCCTCCATTACGCCAGCTTCTTTTAAGCGCTTGCGTAAATGCTTTTGCTGTGCAAGGATCGAAAGGGCGCGGCGCTCGTTCTGTCTGTACTGCTTCGCTATATCCTTTATATCCTCGCTTTGATAGTATCCAGCGCCGTCCTGCGCGTTAATAATGATCGCGCCCCTGCGCCGTGCCTGTTCGATTTCTTCACGTATCTTCCGATCCGACAAGCCCGTTGCCGCGCGAAGGTGTGCGCGTGTTACCGCGTTTTCCTTGCCGAACGGAATATAATCTGTAATGCTTGCCGCCCGCATTTCCGTTATTCTCCTTTCTCGAATACCTCTTCCGGTTTGATGTTCCACGCCGCCGCAATATGCTTCATCATATCGACGGCTTCGGCGCGCTTCTTCATATCCCCGTCAAGGTAAGATTTCAAGATTTCCGATTTCAGAGCGCAAAGCGGGCGAACGCCCCCGTCCCCGTGGTAAGCGTAGCTGCTGACCAGCGTGCCACCGGAAATGACGCTGCGGACGACTGAATTTTTCGGGCTGTCCGGTGTAGCTGTCCACCACCAAGTGTCCGGAAGCTCCGGAATGTTGCCGCGAAGAAGCCTGTATTCGTCGCACGTGATAAGCCCGACGCGGACGCAATCGCCGCCGTAGTCCTTCAAGCCGTCGTCGGCGGTCAAGTCAACGTTGAAATACTCGAACATTGCTTCCGGCGCTCCCGCTCCGATCAGCTTTTGCAGGAATTCGCCGTTCAAGAACTCGCGAATATCGGACGCGGCGAAATCGTTTCGGTTCTTCGTGTCAAAAACGCCGTTTCCGATACACTCCGAAGCAATGCACTTCACCCAGCTTTCGGCGGTCTGAATGATTGTGAAGGCGATCCCGCCGATCGTGATTTCCTGTTTCGGCATAAAGCCGTGTTTGTTCTCTGTCATATTGAAAAGCCCCTTTCTTTCCTCGGGCGGTTTTCCCGCTCGATCAATGATCCTGTTAATGTACCAAATAGCCTTTTGTAAATCCTCTTCACCGTTCTTGCGCTTCCAACGCCACAAGTATTTGATCGCGTTTGCCGTGCAGAAGGCTTCGATCCCTTCAAGCCCGATTGTCGCCGCCTCCAGCGCGTCGATACACTCGATCCCGCCCGCGTTGTAATGCGCTGGGTGGTTTACCCGCTCCGCCATTGTCAACACTTCTTCCCGCCGTGCCTGTACGGGCGCGTTCTGTTATATTCGTGCTTCTGCGAAATTGCCGCGTCAATGTCAATTCCGGCATATCCGCAATAATCAAGAACGCGGATAATCACGTCGGCAAGCTCGATCGGTATTCCTTCCGGCTTCCCGTTGTTTCCGGCGTAAACCTCCGTAGGCAAGCGCCCGTTGCGGTATTCCTCCAGCGCTTCGGATACCTCCGAATGAATGAGCGCCAGCACTTCGGGGAAGCCGCGTTCTTCGTCCCACCAGCCGTGATCGACGGCGTTTTCGTGAATTTGCTTTGCAACCTCGTTAATTCCCGTCATTATCGTTTTTCCTCTCTTTCTGTTTGTCTTTCGGCTCTCCGCCGTCGTTGTTCGTGTTCCTACAATCGCACGTTTCCCCGTTGTCAAGGTGTGCGCCGCAATGGTCGCATACTTTGTACTTCATTTCTTCGTTACCTCCGTTCTTTGGAATAATCAGACGGCGCAACCCGTCCGCGCATAGCGTCAAACCGTGTTCGCGAAGATAGGCGCGGCGGCGTTCCGCCTCTGCCGCCTCCCAGCCGCAAGTAGGGCATTCGGAAGCGTTGCATTTCTGAACCTTTTTCGGATCAATCCCTAAAAGGCAGATATATTCGTGTTTCTCACTCATTTTTCACCCGCTCCCCGTTATAGATAACTACCATAGAAGGGAAGGGCGCGGGATCGCTGGCGTTCCCTTCGTCGTCTGTGAAGCGAAGCCGCCCGCGAACGAAGCGGATTTCTGCTTTCTCGTATATGTAATCGTGAAAATAGGCTGTATCCGTTCGAGCGGGAATAAGCAGTACAATAGCGTACCCCCCCCGCGTGCTTCTTCGTATGCCTTCTTTACCCACTTTCCGATCTCGCGTCCATAAGGCGGATTGCAGAAAACCGCACCGCCGCGATCCCAGCTTTGCGAAAGCCCGTCCGTTTCCGGCGTGTAGTATAGCGGGCATTTTGCCGTTTTGTCGGTCGCCGCCGCGTCAAGCACGAAGCCGAATTCTTCGTTCAAACGGTCGAAGAAGTCTTGCGGCGTACACCAGTCCATTTTCTTTGAAGATAGAAGCGCACTATTCACCGCCGCCAGCCTCCTTTTCGTCGGAATATACGCGGACAACCGCCGCCACCTGTTCAAAGTCCAGATAGACGGGCTTGTTTTCCGTGATCCCTTCAATGTTGTATCCGGTCGCCTGTCCGAAGCCGTTTTGCTGGATCGTGAACTTGTCGCACTTGATAGCGAATTCCGAACCGCTCTTCAAGATAACGCGGATCGTCATTTTAGGCATTGTCCACCACCTCGCTTTCGTCCTCGACGATCTCACCCGTAGCAGGATCAACGTTTAAGGAATATTGTTCCGGCTCTGCGGCGTGTGCCAGCGCCTTCTTCCGTTCCCGAAGGTCAAGGGAAAGAACGCATTGTTCCGTAAGCCTCTTCAAGTTGTCCACAAACTGCTGGCTAATCACGTCATACGGCATAATTACCGCTTGAAGCAGGAAGCCCGCTTTCGCTACGATGTAGGGTGTTCCGCCGGGCGTGATCCGCTCGTACAGCTCCAGCACGTCTAAAATATCTGATACGGGCGAAAGATAGCGGCTTTCGATGAACACAAGCCCGCGCCGCGTCTGCAACGGCTTCAAGGTTCTTCCGGAATAGGCAATCGAAATTGCTTCCCGCTCGACGGGCTTTTCGTTCGCGTCCGTATCCTCGAAGCTGATTTCCGAAGGAATGCCCGCTACTTGAACGAACCAATCTTCCCGCTGTTTTTCCGGAACGTCGAAGATCGTTAAAAGGCTTTCTTTATCCAGCGCCGGAAGTCCCGTTACCGGATAAGCCGCCGCGCCGTCGCCGATGTATTGAACAACGCCGCCGCCTTCGGTGTGCCGCTCATAAATAACGGCGTATTTGTTCTTCTTGCAGATCGCCGCGATATTTTTAATCTTCATCTTCCGCCACCTCGCTTTCGTCTGCGTCGTCCCGCTCCGTAATCGGCGGAAGGATTTTGTAAGCTCCAATCCCACGTTTCAGCGTCTTTCCAGCCGATCGTGAAATGATTGTTCCGCCCGTCCCCTGTGAAGTACAGGTATTCAACCGGAAGAACGCGCCCGACGTTTTCTTCCCCGTTTTTCTCGGCGTGATAGCGTTTCAGCACGTCAGCCGCCAGCGTCGCAAGCTCCGGAAGAACGGGATAATCCGCCGAATATCCGGCGAACTGATACGGCGCTTCTAAAACCTCCAGCACGGTATCCGGAAATCGGGGATCGTCAACGCGGTTCAGCACGCACCAAACGCACGCGGCTTTTTCCATATCCGAAGCGATCCCGCGCGCTTCCCCGTAAAGCATCTTCGCAAGCGCTTCAACCTCCGCCGCGTCCGGTATGTACTCCGTTTCTTCCGGTTCCGGCGCAAGCGTCAGGATCGGGGAAGGGGATAGAAGCGGCGTAGGCTCCGCCGCCGAAGTCGGTATTTCTTTCAGCTCTTTTGTCCCGCTCCACGGCATAAAGGCGATAAGCGGGATCGCGACGATCACCAGCGAAAGAACCGTCGCGAATTGTCGTTGTATCCTCTTCACATTTCCACCCCGCCGCCCGCTTCAAGGGATAGCCACCATTCCGGATTGTTTCGGAAGCGCTCATTCGGGCAAACGTCGCAATCTTCCGCCGCGCACCCGCTACAATACCGCTTTTGAAATTCCGTGTCCCACGGCGCTTCTAATATCGGGAGGGAACGCAAGAACCGCCCCAGCTCTTGCGCGCCCGCCGCGATTGCTTCAAAGTTTGTTTTGCTCATATTGAATAGCCCTCCTTCTTAAAACGCTGTTCGGATCAATTCTCCGCCTTTTCTTTCTGTCGGGAAAAGCGCCCATTCTCCAGCGCTGTTTTTCTTGCAATTCGCGGGAATATGCCCTCTAAATCCTCCTTGTGTTCCCAGCGCATTTCCTTTTAAGTCCGTGATCTGGAAAGCTCCCGTTTCGCTGTCCTGCCACCATTTCGCCGCAACGGTCTTTCCGTTGAAAAGCCGTACAGCGCAAACGCTGTATAATTGTGTATCTCCTTCGACGCATCTAAAAAGCGCCTTGAACGCATTTTCGGCGTGAACCTCTACTTTTCCCGAAAATCCGTATTCGCTGAAAAAAGTATCGAAGATTACGTATTTAACAGAAGCACTCCACGTCGCGCATTTCATAGGCAACGGAAGGGATCTCCATTCTTCCGTTGTCATAGCAGGATAAAAACCGATCTTTCCGTTGATAGGCTTTTCTGGTAAAAACTCTTTTGCCCTCTTCATATTGAATAGCCGTCCTTTCGTTACTGATTTGCGGCGCGCCTGTTGCCCCTGCGCCTGATATTCTCTTGTGCGGTCTGCTGTGCAAGGTCGGCGCTATAAACAGGACGCTTGTTTTCGTCAAGCTCTCCCGTGTATCCGCGTTTAAGCTCTTCGTAAATAGCGGCGACGCTTCTTCCGATCTTCGCGGCAATATCCACCGCCCGCTCCCCGTCGCTGTAAAGGGCTTCGATCTTGCGGCGCTGGTCGAACGTCAAGTACGAATATCCGTCCATTTTGCAAGCCTCCTTTCGCCGTCCGGATAAAAAAATAAAGCAGGAAAACCGTTTCGATTTTCTCTGCTTTTAATGTTACTCCGCGCAGGGCTAAAAGTCAAGAGTAAAAGCAGAAAAAACTAAAAAAATTTTTGTGTACTTTTCAAGCGGCGGCAAGGTGGGCGGCGAACAGGTCGTTTGAACTCGCGAAGCCTAAAATTTCGCGCGGATAGTTATTGATCCACGTTTCGACGCGAAGAATATATGCGGCGGTTACTTTCCGGAAGTCTGTTCCTTTCGGCAAGAACCGCCGTATCATTCTGTTTATATTTTCATTCGTTCCCCGCTCGAATGCGCTATAAGGGTGGCAATAATAAACCTTCGTCCGCTTCCGGTTCTTCCCGTAGATTGACTTTTCAATTCCGGCGCAATCCGCGAATTCTGAACCGTTATCAAACGTAATGCTTTTGAACACTTTTGAAAAGCGCTTCCCGTATCGGCGTTCCAGCTTGTTCAGCGCCGCCACGACGCTGGCGGCTGTCTGATCCGGTATCTTCATAATGATTTCTTGCCGTGTCAGCCGCTCCGAAAGGACGAACAAGGCTTCCTTCGTCTTTTTCTTCCCACAAACGCAATCGCCTTCCCAATGCCCGAAGGTCGTTCGTTCGTCGATTTCCGGATCTCGGTTTTCTATGCTCTCGCCCTTCGGCGCACGGGCGGCTTTCTGCCTCTTCACCTTTTCATACTTCCGCTTCCGTTTTCCTTTTTCGGGCAAGCTCTCGCGGCTGATCCCGTAAAATATGCCTTTGTCGATGTAGTTATAAATCGTTTTTTCGCTGATCTCTGTTTTGAAGGTCAGTCCCAGCCGCTTTATTTCTCCAACGACGGCGGCGGGCGAATATCCTTCTTCGCCGATTTTCTTTTCGATGAAGGCGGCTAATTCGTAATCGCTCCCGATCTTCAATTCCCCGCCTTTCGCGGCAAGGTTTTCACGGTAGCGGGCTTCGGCGATTTCCGGCGAATAGCGTTCTTCCGTCGTTAAGTCGGAATTCAAATGCGTATAGGTTCCGCGCTTTAACTCCCTGTAAATCGTCGAATTATGTACGTGTAGCCTGTCGGCGATCTTGCAGGGCTTCAAGCCCTCTTTCAGCGCCTTTTCAATTTTAAGGCGATCCGTCCACGTTAAGTGTTTGTGCATTTGTGTTCCTCCCCCTGCGAAAGAAAAAGGGCGGCATATCCTGCCGCCCTCGTTCCGCTCCGGTTATCTTCCTGTAATGTGCAATTCGTTTTTAAGCGCCGCTTGAAGGACGGCGGAAAAATTCACGCCAGCTTTTTCGGCTTCAAAGTTAAGCCACGAAGGGATAGTGCAATTCTTTTTCACGGCGCGCATATCGTTTTTCCTGCGATATTCTGCGAAGTCAACGTCAACCAGCGAAACAATGCTTCCGGAAGGCGCGTCCGCTTGAACGTCCGCAAGGCTCGACGCTTCCGGCAACGCTTCGCCGTCGTCCTGCATATCAATTCCCATAAGCCCGATTGCGTCCCGCGCCATTTCGATCGCGTCCGGAACGTCCTTCCCCTGCGTATTGATGTTAAAATCCGGAACAAATACCACAATGAATTCTTTTCCCTGCGTCATAACGATAGGATAAGCGCTTTTCATAGTAAAATACCTCCTTCAAATTTCCGCGTATTTTTCTTTTGCGTCTTTAAGGCGCGGCAATGTGTCAATTACGGTTCCGGCTTCGTCCGTTACCTCGAACACGTTTTTCAAAGTGCCGTTTACGCGACGATCAACGCTTGTAATCGTAAACTTCCCATCTTCGCGGACGTACTTTGAAAAGAACGCGACATTCGCTTGCTTTTTGAATTTCATTGCCCGTACCTCCTGTATTGTTATCAAGGGCGGCGGGCTTATTTCAGCCCGCGCCGCTTGATGATTGCTTTTGCTAAATCTTCGTCGGTTTCTCTGTGCCTTACCACGCTTTCTCTTTCCTTGCCCTTTACGTAAATATCGTGATTTGCACCGTGCCTTTTGAATTTCCAGCCGTTCTTTTCTAAAAGCTCGATAAGGTCTTTTGTTTTCATTTCCTGCCCTCCTTACATTATTTATAATACGCCTTTTATACGTATTTGTCAATAGCTTTTGAAGAAAAAATATGCGTATTTTGTGCGCCTATAAATAGCAAGGCGACGGGAAACCCCGCCGCCTTCATTCGTTGCCTAATAACCAATCAACCGAAACGCCCAGCACCTTCGCAAATACCTTCAATTCAAAGTCAGATACGAACCGCGTTCCGATCTCTATTCTGCTTATGCTGTCCCGCTCCATATTAACGCCCATCGTCTGTATTCTCGCGGCTAAATCCTCTTGCCGCAAACGCTGAACAACCCGCGCTTCCCGCAAGCGATCGCCGCAAATGTTTTTCTTGCCGTTGTAGTCGTATATCTTCATTGTAGGCGCGCCGCCTCCCTTCACCTGTGAACATTCCCTAACCCGTGTGTTAATATTCCGCTTTATTCTTGATTTTAGCGCGCGGAAGCTGTATAATTGTGTTAAAGGTCAGAATGGGTAAATTCTGCCTTGAAAATTTACAATTCAAAGGGGGATTTGCTCTATGTTCGTAACCTTTACAAAGACATTAAAACGAATGGCTGGTTTCCGGCTGGGCTTCGGTATCCGTGTAAATAAGCGCAACGCCCCGTTATGGTGTGGCGCTATGCTTGTCGCCGGAATGTTCTATCTTATGTGGTATATGATTATCGGCGCGGGCTGGTGTCTGTACTTTATGCTTTTGGCGATCTACAAGATTTATTATTATCTGTTTAAGGGGATCGCGATAGGGTGTAAGAAGCTGTATCGTTTCATCAAAGGGAAAACCGCTACGGCAGAAACGGAAACGCCCGTCGATCCGGAACAATAATGCCAACAAAAAAAGCCCCGCGAAGGCGTGAAGCCCTCGCGGGGAATTTTTTATATCGGTGGGAAGCTCCCGCCGCCGAAAGCCGCTACGCGGAAAGGGGAACGCGGGCGGCGCTGTCGGTGTTAGTCTTTATCCGGTTCGCCGTCTGCTTCAATCATTCCGATATATTCCGGAAGATTGAAAACGGCGGCTTCGATCAGTTTATCCAAGCTGTCGGGATCAAGGGTAAAGCCCTTTTCCTGTAAGAACTGCACGACATAGGCTTTCTTTTCTGCGCCGCGCCCGCTCCCCACGTAAAGCTGTTCGGCGGCTTCGACGGCAACCGTTACCCACAATTCGATTTCCTCCAGCTTGTCCGCGTCGATTTTACCTTTCAGCCACGGGATCACAAACGCGGTAATGATAGCCGCGACAAGGGCGACAATCGCTTCAACAATAGGCGTAAGATCAATCATTTATAAAACCTCGCTTTCGTCTGTTTCCGTTTCCGGTTCGATTTTTTCTTTCTTCTTTACCCTTGCGACGATGATTTCGGATAGCCGTTTCAGCATCAGCGCGCCGCACTCGATCACAACGGCGGTAAAGTAGTACGTAATCAGCGTTGTTTGCTCAATCCCCGTAATGAGGAAAGAAACATACTGCGCCGCAATGAAGATCACCGTTGTAATACCGATCGCGACAATAACTTTCGTCGCGAAGCGTTCATCGGCAAGGAATTTCTTTTGACGCTTCCCGCGCCTTGAACGTAGTTTCATATTGCCCCCTTTCATTGCACGGCTTCGCACGGCGTGCAATTCAATAACGCGCACGTGCGTTCCCGTGTGTTAAACAAGCGTCAGATCGGACAGCTTCACCGCCGCGACAACTACGCCGCCGTAGGTAATCACGACGCGATCGCCGCTGATCTCCTTTACGACGTGATCGCGGTTATACACGAAGGAAGCAAGGCTTTTCCCGTCGTAGGTTTTCGCGCCCTGCTTCAAGCGAACCTTGCTTCCCACCTTCACGGAAGCCGCCGCCGTCCCGCCGCTTCCGGTCGTGATAAATGCGTCGGAATATCCCGCCGCTTTCAGCTTTGCAAGCATTGCTTCGGCGTTCGCCTTCTTGCTGAACGCTCCCACCTGTACTTTGTAATAGCCGCCCGTATTCACAACGTAGGTATCAAAGCCCGCCGCCTTCAATTTCTTTTCCAGCGTCTGTGCGTTCGATTTCTGCTTGAACGCGCCCGTCTGCACCTTGTAAAGCGTACCCGTTCCGGAAGAAGGCGTTTCCGGCTCCGCCGCCGAAGCGCCCAGCCTCTTGTTTACCTCCGCCGCGATCGCGCCTTGCCTTTCGTACAGGTAATTCCCCGGACAAGATTTATTCGCGTAATCTCTGTGAACTGTCAAATTACACCCGTTCAAATGGTTTACGCGCTCGTTCTTTTTCGTAGACCAAACAAGTTTCTTGATCCCGTTGCGGCGGCAAATATCCGTTACAAGGTCAAGAAGGGCGGCATACGCTTTATCGTTCACCGCGTAAGGCTCTGTGGTATCGCTTGCAACCTCGATCGTGATTGCGCGGTTATCGTTCGCGGCGCTCGAACTGCACCAAGAACGATCTTTTTCTTCGCAATACATACCGAAGCGCCCGTCGTATCCCACTCCGTAATTGCTCGACGCTTGACGCGAAGAAGGCGCGAAGATAGCGCCCAGCGTTTCAACGGAACATTGCCCCACGACGCAATGAATTGTGATCGTGTCGATCTTATTCTTTCGCGGGCTTGTCCTGTTCGGTGAAATCTTCGTGTAATTCACAAGTGCGCTGTTACTCATCTTCATCATCACCCCTTCCGTCGCCCGCGCAAAATCCCGCCACGGTTTCAAGGTCTACAACGTCGCCTTCTTCGTCGTAGATCAATCCTGTTTCTTCGTCGTAGTTAAGCCCGCCGACGTAAGGCAGATCGTCGTCGATTTCCCCGTTGTAGTAACGCATATTCAATACGGGCTTTTCCTTTTTGTTGCTCATTTTGAAAACCTCCTTATAATCAAAGAACGGGAACGGCTCATTTGCGAACCGCTCCCGCTCTTTTTCATTTGTTATCGATCTGCTGTTCGATATGGTCAATTCGCTTGTGCGCCTGTTTCGCCGACGCTTCAACAGAAACAAGCCTTCCGACGAAATCCGTATTTGTCTTTCGCTGTTCCCGCTGTTCCGCTTTCACGTCGTCGATACCGCCTTTGATGTATCCCAGCTCCGTTAAGATCGTTGCGTCGCTCTTCGCTTCCTTCGTCTTGTCGCTGTCCCTGTTACGGACAAAGGCGATATATCCGAACACGATTGCACAAACGCCGCTGATAACGGAAATTGCGGATAAGATCGCTTCGCTCATTCTCAACCCTCCCCGCTGTTCACTTCTTCCCATTGCCACAAAGAAGGCGTGTCGGGCGGATATACGCAATTCGGCATATCAGCTTTTGCAAGGTAGATTTTCCCCTTGTAGCTGTAATATTTCCCGTTCTCGACGTTGACGACAATTCCCGCTGTTTCCGGATACGGGATCGGATCGTCAATCGTCCCCGTGTGCGTAAGCTCCACAAGGCGGTAATATGCGAAGGTCGTTTCGACGGGATAGGAAACAGCGTTCGACGTGTGCGGCGCGATAATCTCGTAATAACGCCCGTTGTACTTGATGATTTCGCCCACGGTGTTGTAGGCGTGCGCGTCCTCGTATTCCGGATAGTCGATCACTTCCGCCGATTGCAGGATCATTTCGTCGGTAATCGCTTCCGTTCCCGCCGCGCGATCCTGCACGATCTGCGCCTTGAAGGACATTGCAAGAAGGGCGGCGGTACTTTCGCCCGCCGCCTTTACTTCTTGCGTTTCCTTCTTCACTTCTTGTAATTCTTTCTTCACTTCCGCGTTTCCGCCGCCAGCTTTGTTATGTTTTACGCTCATTCAAAATTACCTCCGATCCCCGATACCCAGCACGCCGTCAGCGCGTCGCCGCGCTCAACGGTAACGCGGATATTTAATCCGAACTGCGTTGCCGTGTTTACGGTGTTTTCAAATACGTGTGCCAGCCCCGAAATTACCGCGTTCGTGCAATCCTCCCAAACGGGCTGAACGTCGTAAGGATTATTGCACGCTTCAACCTTGAACGTGCCGCCAGCCGGAATATCTCTGTTCACATTGATATTGCACCGCGTCGGCTGGCTCTCCGCCTCCAGCGGCTCCGCAAGGGTAATAACAAATCTGTTGATCGCCTTCGTGAACGTAAGCGTCCGCGTTGCGCTGTTTCCGGCGCTGTCGGTCGCGACAATCTCGATCGTGTGCTGGGCGTTCGTCAGCCCCGTAAAGGTGTTTCCGCCTACGGAAAGGGTAAGCGTTTCACCCAGCGTTACGTTGTTCCGCGTGTTGATCGTGCTTCCGTCGATTTTCTCTACGACGTTTACAACGTCGTTATCCGGATCGGTAACGCTGTATTCGTAGGTGAAATCCTCGCGCTTCACGCCAAGATCGGCATTCTGCCCGCTGATAACGGGCGGCTGATTGTGGATTACCGCAATCGCGCCGCTTGTCGTGTACGCGGAAGAATTGCCCGCCGTGTCAACCGCCTTCACGCGGTATTGAAGCGTGTTCCACGAAGTCGATACCATTTCCGAAAACGTGCGGGCGGCGGAACTCTGAACCTGTGTCCACGCGCCGCTGTTCGCGCTTCTCTCGAAAACGTAGGTCAGCGCGTCGCCGTCCGGATCGGTGGCTTCCGCGCAAGAAATATTGATATTCTGCCCGCTGTACGCCGTATCCGGCGCGGTAATGCTGGGCGGCGCGGAAGGCGCGGCGTTGTAGATGATTTCATAGTTTCCGCTTGCGTTCGGGCTGTCAGATACCAAGATTGAAGATTGCAGATTGCAAAGCGGGCGAACGCCCCCGAACCCGTAGTAAGCGCCGTAGATGTTCAGCGTGCCATCGGAATAGACGTAGCGGACGTAGTAGGCGTTCGACGAATGAGGCGTGCGAAGCCACCAATACCATCCCTTTGAAGTCGTGAAGTTACTGTTTGAATACTCCGAATTACTCACGCATTCCGCCGTAGGATAGGCAATACGCGAAGCGTTGTTGCTGAACAGGGCAAGAAGCGCGCCTTCGGCGATCCCGTTTTCGTTTGCAAGCCCCACTTCGGTGGTAGACGCAAGAAACATTTTCGCCGTGAAGGTTTCGTAACTGCCGCCGTCCGTCGAAGATTTTACGACGGTAAGCGTTGTGTCGAGAAGCTCCGCAACGAACTTCGGATCAAGCATAGCAAGGAAGCCCGCCCAAGCGTCGTATTCGTTGTAATTGTCCCATACGTTCGCGTTCGTCGGCGGCGCGTCTGCGCTGTGCTTTGCGCTGTACCAATTTCCCGCCGTTGCGTTGCTGTTCAGCCATTGCAGGATATTTGAATGAATATGCCTGTTGTTACCGTAATTTCTTCGGTCGCTGTTGCTGTTGCTCGGCTCTTTCGCGTCTGAACACATAAGCTGGATAATCTTTTCGGTTATCAGTGTTACGCTATTCGACGGATAGCCGCTGTGGTTCTTGTCGGCAACCTCGAAAATGATCTTTGCGCCGAAGCGCGATTGATACGCCGAAAGAACCGGAACTTCGATCTTGTCGCCCACGGCAAGTGAACTTATTGCTTTTGACATTTTTCCGCCTCCTTTGAATTGAAAAGCCTGTTGTAATAGTGATCCGTTCGCCGGATCAAGTGATAACAATTTCCCTTTTCGGCGTGTCCTCTCCAGCTTTTATAGGATTGTTCAACGGTCGCCGTCGTGATCTTGCCCCGCTCCACAAGTCCGCGCATCTTCTTCAATTTGCGCTTCATATTGTTCTTGCTACGGCGGCGCACCTTCCGGATTACTGCGCCCGTTTCGGTCAAATACGTATGAAAGCCCAAGAAATCAACACCGTTTCGCAAAGGGTAAATGTTCGTTTTGTTGTTCAAAGATAAGCCGATCGCGGCGACGTGTTTTTCGATCTCCGCGCGGCAATACTGCAAATAGGCTTTATCTTCGTGTATCAAGAAGAAATCGTCCATATATCTGCCGTAATACTTAATGCCCAGCTTCTCTTTGATGAAGTGATCTAAATTATTGAGGTAGAGAAGGGCGAAAAGCTGTGAAGATTGATTTCCGATCGGTATTCCGACGTTTCCTTCCGTGCTGTCGATTATCATATCGACAAGCCACAAAACGTCCGGATCGCGGATCTTCTTGCGGATTAAGGATTTTAACACGTCGTGCCTGATGGAATAGAAGTATTTTGAAATATCCGCCTTCAATATCCACCCGTCAATTCCGTTTTTCCGGTAAAACCTCCGCAAGAACTCCCGAAGCCTGTCTAACCCGTAATGCGTACCTTTGCCCACCTGCGAAGCGTAATTGTCCGTGATAAACGATCTTGTAAGGATCGGTTCAAGCACGTTATCGCAAAGCGAATGTTGAACAACTTTGTCTTTATAGCTGTTCGACATAACCACGCGCCGCTTCGGTTCAAATACTTCAAACGTGTTGTACGGCGAAAGCGTGTACTTCTTCGTTTTAAGCTGGTAGCTTAACAGGTTCAGCGCTTCAAGAAGGTTTACTTCAAACTTTGCCGCCGCTCCTTTCCACCTCTTGCCTTGCCGCGCCTTTCGGTAGGCTCTGTATAGGTTCTCGAAGTTATATATCTTCTCGTAATCTGTCATAAAAAATCCTCGCTGTATATAGCCTTTGCATTCCGCCACGCGGAAGGCTCCGGCATCGGCGATCCTGTATTTGCCCCCGCTGTGGATCGCGGCGGCGGGATACACCTTCCTTTGATGGTGGTATTCTGCTTTCGGCTTATGCCTACTCGATCTCATTTTCCACCGAAGCGGGCGAACGCCCCTGTTCCCGTTGTAAGCGTTGTTGTTGTTCAGCGTGCCATCGGAATTGACGTTGCGGACGTTGTAGGCGTTCGACGAATTAGGCGTATCAAGATGTACCCCAAACGGTTCACCCTCTCGCACGATCCCGCTTTTTCCACGCGGCTAACATATACTTCACGTCAAGCGCAAGTTTAGACCAATATTCGCAACTGCTCATAGAAATAAAGCCCATTTCCTGCGAAAGCTCTATGAAAAATAGAAGCTCCTTGCAATAGGTCAGCGCCTTTGCTTGTAGCTTCTGCCGTTGTCTGTATTCCTGCGCGTCCCGAAGGTCTAATTCGTTCGCTTCAAGTACGCATTCGTAAATGTCCACCGCTTTATCCTGTATCCTGTTTACAAGCGTGAAGCGGTATTTCTTCGGGTAGCGCTCCGTCGAATTCGTGATCGTGAAGGTGTGCTTTACAAGGTCTTTCGCTTTCACAATCACGTTGAATTCCGTCGGTTCTTTCCGCTCCCGCTCCGGTCTTTGCATATATGCACCGTCCTTTCCGCATTCTCTCGATCATAGCGGTATCGTCGGCGCACCCGTCGAAATCGAAGCCCGCTTCGGTAACGGTCAGCGTTGCCGCGTTCCCTGTAACCGTTGTTCCTGTGATCTGTAATACCTCCGCGCCGCAAGCCGCGCATGGCGGGGAAAGCTCCGCGAAGATGTTTCCGATCACGCACGACAATTCCGCCGCCGTGCAAGCGTACCGCGTCAGCATTCGATCCTCTGCAAACTCTCGTTCCAAATGCCCGTAGACGTTACGCCGTCGAGATCATCGAAGAGGATCAAGAACGGATTTGTCGTAATGTCATTGAAAAGCACCGCTTCCAGCATATCCACGCGCGCGTCAAGCGCGTTCGTGATATTCAGAAGATTTGTTGCCGCGTTATCGTCAAGGACGTTTTGCAAGCCGTTAAACCATGCGTTGAAGTCCGCCGCCGCCTGTGTTTCAAAATCCGCCATGTGTTGCTCGAAGGCTTCGTACTGCGTGTTACCCTGCAATTTCAGCGAATTCATATACGAAACAAGCGTGTTGTACTCCGCCGCCGAAAGGGATTGATATTCAGCGAACCACGCTTGAAGCTGTGCGTTAAAAGCCGCCGTGTCGATCTGCTGAACGACGGCGGCAACAACGCCGCAAAGCGACGTGTTCAAGCGTTGATCCGTGATCTTGCTTTGCGTGATTGCTGTTACGCCCGCGCCCACGTAGATGTCCGCCAGCGCAAGCTCGTAAACGTCCGCGTCCCTCTGCAATGCGGGCGCGGTAGGGGACGCGCTGAACGAAGAAGATTTGACCTTCACCGACATAACGCGGTTTGTCAAATCCCAGCGCACGACAACGCGATCAATGCGGTTCAACTGTCCGTCCGCCGTGTCAAGCTCGATGGCAAGATCGCCCGTATTGAAGTAGAAGTAACCGTTGATCCACGCTTTGCCCGTTTTAACGTTCAGCTTCATTCCGTCGTTTGCAACGACTTGAAGCCCCGTCGAAGGGACGGGGAAAACGCCGTTCCCGATGAACGAAGCGAAGTATTCCGCCCAATCCTCCGCTTTGTACGTGCGATCGTGCGAAACGCTGTTGAAGAAACTTGATTTTTCCATGCTGTGAAGCCCTCCTTTATTTCGTAATCTGCCGAATTTGTGTCAGAAGCGCGGGCAAGCTCTCGCCGAAGGTAATATCTATTTCTTCGCCGCTGGTTTCGTAGGTTTCCGCGATCTCCGTTATGCGAACGTCAATGCGGACGTTCCAGCGCTTATTGATACACGTTACCCGATCGCCTAAATCGTAGTCCGTGCCGTACTTCAAATTCGCGTTCGTGTTGATCTTCGATCCGAAAGCAAGCGTTTCTGCGTATTGCTCCAGCTCTTCAACGCCGCGCGCGGAAAGAAGCGCTAAATACTGCGCCGTTGTAAGCGTTACGGTCTGCCCGCTCTCGTTTTCGTATTCCTGCACGATGTCCGTTGCATTGATGAAAACTTCGTCGCGGGAAAGCCCCGTCGAACTGCCGCCGACTTCGGCAACCTTCCGCGTTACGCCTTCCTTTTCCTCTCCGCCGACGTAAGCCGTTGTTTTAAGGTTTTCAACGCTGTTCGTGTATTCCTGTTCAACGATGTTGTCGAACTCCTGCGAAAAGATACAAGGCGCGTTCCCTGCGGTATTGCCCGCCGTAAGATCGCGCCCTTCGTAAACGGAAAAGGTATGCTTGCCCGTGCGGGCATTTGTCAGAACCCGAATACCCAGCTTCGCCGCCTTCGCCGCCGTTTCCGCCGCAAGCTGGGCGTTCGCGTACTGCTCCGAAGTATAGTCGATCTGCCCGCTTCCGGTGTCTGCGTCGGTCGTTGATATGCTGAAATTCGGGATATTGCGCGCCGCTCCTGCGTTCGTGCAAGTCTGCTTCACAATGGCGTATAGAATGTTCTGTGTCGTGTCCTTCGTGATGATCTGCGTTGTCAAAATGCGCTTGCCGATCCACGAAAGAAGGAACTTGCCTTGAACCTCTATTTCCTCCATGCCCTGTGAATTCTTCGTGATGTGAATATAGCGGATTTCCGCCGCTTCGTTGCCGCCGCGCTTGATGATGATATTTTCCTTCACCAGCAAGCGGGCGTGTTCCTCCGTGAAGGGAACAAGCAACTTGAATTCGCCGCAACTCCAATAACGCCGCGTCCATATCAAGGACGAAATCTTTTCGACGATCCC